TTGCTATTGTTGCGGAAAAACAGATTGCAGAAAACAAGGCAAAAGAGAAAGAACAACAATTAGTAAATAAAGGAGTAGAAGATGCTTACAAGGCTAATCTCAATAGTGTCCATAATTTTTATAACGGGATGCTCAACACCAGTAGCGGTGCAATGTCCTCCGATGCCAACGCCACCATCGTTATTAATGGCCAAACCTATTACGTTCTATCTATTGCCGAGCAATGCGCCAGCACAACAGAACAAGTAATAGCTTTACAAGATTGGATTAATCAACAAGTAGGTTTAGATGCAAAATAACTTTGATAAATGTATAGCTTTGGTACTAAAGTCAGAAGGTGGCTTTACTGATAACCCAAAAGATCCTGGCAATCACTTAGAAGATGGTCGGCAAGGATGTACCAATTTAGGTGTTACTCAAGCTGCTTGGGAAGCGTTTGTAGGACACAAAGTGTCTACATCCGATATGAAAGCATTAACACCTGAAACTGTAAGCCCTTTTTATAAAGCAAAATATTGGATGGCATCATATGGCAATCAATTGCCTGTAGGTGTTGATTATTTACTTTTAGATGCCTCAATCAATATGGGTGTAGGTCGTGCTGTAAAGCTGTTGCAAGAATGCCTTGGTTGTGTTCCTGATGGGACTATTGGCCCACGCACTATGCAGCTTATAGATCAAAAAAAGCCTGAAGATATTGTAGAAGCGTTTAGTCAGCGTAAAATAAGCTTTTATGAAAGCCTTGCAACATTTAGCACGTTTGGCAAAGGCTGGTTAAAACGAGTTGAGGAAGTTAAACAAAACGCATTAAAAATGATTGGAGAAGCAAATGGCAACTAATTTTAAAATTGAAGGCAAAGAGCATAAGTCACCTAAAGGTCACTATGTTAAAGAATCGCCACATCGTATTGAAAAAGAAGTAGAGCGTTTAGAGCGCAAGCTAGACAAGCATATTGCTTTGCCTATGGAAAAAGCACATCATGCAGAACATGGTAGCAGCCAAAAAGAAGCGCCTTTACCAAATATGCGTAAATATTAAAATAGGTCTGTTAACTCAGCTATTTTAAAGTTTTGGATAGGGCAGTCGTAAAACAACTCGCCCTTGTTAACATATTTGTTATGGACTTCAATCAATGGGCAATTTGCTATCAAGTTTGCTTTTACCCAATAAGCACGAGATAAGTCCTGAGTTAAGGCAAAAAATAGAGTCGGCAGACCTTCTTGAAATAGTTTGTCTTTCCTATGCGCTATATGAATACTACCGAATTGATCAAAGCCTACTTGACGAACTTCTACCTCAAGCGCACCAACTGGAACATTTGATCGAAAAGCGATTAGATCAACTCCAAACTTATTAGGGTTATCCCTAACATCTAAGCCCCATTTCATGCTGCACCAATTCGCTACTGCTTTGCGAGCTGGCGCATCATATACATCGTGTAAATATTGATTAAATGGCTTATAGGCTGACATAACGCCAAAAGCCGTATGCAAATACAGCTATAAACAACATACCCCCTAAAAACGCTCCAAAGCCATCAAAATCGCTTTCTACAGGGCGTTCTATAGATGTAGCGTAATCTGCATCCCTAAACGCTTCTGAGGCCGTTCTATACGTCTTTCCTACCATGCCTGTTGATCTTGTACTCATTTAATCCCCCGAATTAAAAAACCTATAGCAAAAGATAAAGCCATCAAAAAAATAACAGCAATAATTTGATATGCGCTCATTTTTTTTCTTTTTTGCTCATATTTAACAAATTTACAATCCGTTCATTAAGCTTTTCAGAAATATTGTTGCATACGTCATGGCATAACCATAATGTGCCGCTTTCAGGATCGCTAGATATTTTTGCTGCAACCAATTCCAAGACATTGCCCAAGCAGCTAATTTGATTGGCAATACTTTCTAATTCGTTTGCTTCATCCCATAAACTCATGATTCATCCCTCGCTGATGTTGACCAAAGATTTTCCATTACAACTGTTGCACCCAATTTAACCAATTCTTGTTTAAAGAATGTTCTTGCTGTGTATCTACCTTTAATAAAGATAGTTTCATGCCTGGTGCTAGGGCCTATATATATGCCTGGTTTGGTGTAATGAGGCACATACAAAATATTGCCTAACATATAACATTTGTAGGCTTTTGTTTCCGGCACAGCATATTCAGTTGGCATTACCATAATTTTCCTTTATTAAAATCCATAACCAAACATAGATCCAAGCAAAATACCTAACAGTATTACGCCAATCCAATCAATATATTTCATAAATTCCCCTAAATAAAAGTGACAGGTCAGGTCTTTTTAGTCTGAAATCTCAACGAGCCATAGAACTGAATAGTGTCAAGACCTGTCGTAAAAGTTTAAATTAGTTCTGCTTTAAATAAATCAATCATTCGCATGATTTCTTCAAAAGATAACTGTGGGCAAATTTCTTTGATTTTGTTGTAGTTTTCTTCTGAAATTACATAACCAGCTTTAGTTTGATATTCCATTTGTAGCTCCTTTTAAATTTACTCCCCCGTGGAGTAACTACAGTTTTTCATAGTTTTTGCATAAAAATCTTGATCTAGGTCAAGAAAATGAAAAATAATTTGGGGTGGGGCTGACTCCTCACGGAAGGATGTAGTGGTCGGGGGAAACCAAGCCAGCCCCATGAATATTATAGACCAGACTTAAGCTGATAGAAACGCAAAAGATGGAAAAAGCATTTAAGGCCTTTTTGTAGCTCTGCTTCTTCAATCTCACATAGCTTTACTTCATTGGTTAAACCATTGACAAACATAATGGCACAACGAGCATCTGGCAAACCTAGCAATTCACGATAGGCAGCGATCTGCATGATATGATCATCGTATGGAACGATCTTTTCCAAGGGGGTTTCTTTGGTCTTAAAATCGCAAACCACGCCTGGTATGCCTTTAACCTTATCGCCTTTAGCGTGTAAATCCACCTTTCCAGCAAATCCTAGCTCATGGCTGGCTGACTTTTCAGGAATCCACAGACGATTGCCAAAAGCGGCTTTTAAGGCGTTTTCTGCGTTACGGCAATAGTCAGGCACAGATTCAAGCAAAATGCCATCAAAGAACGATTCCAGCACTCCATGAATCAATGTGCCTCGATCTGCTGCTTCTCTGCCTTGGGCCTTAGAATCGCTTAAAACACGACTAAGCCATTCGGATTCTTCTTCACCCTCTAAGCGAGGTAATGTAAGTGCAGCGAGGATAGCCTGTTCTTGTTTCCATCGATCAAGGCCTGGCTTTGCCACGGCTGCAATAATCGTTGTGACAGAGGGCAATAAACCGAGCTTTTTGGCATCCCGAAGGGTTGTGTTCCTTTGTTTGCCGTTTGCACCAATGATTTGGTAGGCTGGATTGCCATCCTTGTCATACCAATGCCCACTTTCACTTGTTTGATCCTTGATTAGCACTTTTTCTTCCCCTTTTTGGCTTTACTTCATCCGTGTTGATGTCATATACAACTTCTATAGGCGCTGCTGGCACAACTTGAACTTCATATTCTGCTGGTATTTGTTGTCCGCACCAATCCGAGGGCATTTTATTAACGACCACAGGATTAAGCTTACAAGCTCCCATCATATCATTTTGATTAAATACAAAAAACTTACAGGCTTTACAAGTCATTAGATGCCTTTAGCGTAATTAATGATTGTTGTCGTATCTTGTTCAGATACGCATAAATCCGCAGCAACGTGCAGAACCGCCTTAATGACTGCTGCTAAATCTTCCGGTGAAAAGCTGATGAGTTGTTGTTCTTCATCAACTCCAACTCCATGCCACACTTTTTCTGTGTATTTAGTATCAATAATGTCTTTAATTTGGTTCTGCATAATGTTCTCCTTTAGAACGGAACGTCATCGAGATTGGTTATCTCGTCTGATCCTGCTGGTTTAAATCCTTGTGGGATTTTTTCCTTGCCAATTGAAATACTGAAAAACTTACCCTTTTTACCCTCTTTAACCCAACCCGAAAGCCAATGCTCTTTACCATTAACCATAATCGTGCCCGAATAATCAGGATGGTTATCAGTCGTTTTGCGATCATTCTTAAATAAGCTCCCTGATCCCTCTTTTGGTGTATATGCCATTTTTTGTCCTTTATAAAATATCTTTGGCGATTGACTTCATTGATGTGCTTGATTTGCTTTGAACTGGGTTAGATGCAGCATTGCCATCATCATCAGCTTGTACGACACCTATAAACGCAGCCAAAGCATATCTACGCATATAGGTAAGTGCAGATCCAGCGCCTTGAGCATCTGGCTTAGAAACTGGAACTGACATTTCTTGCTCAATCCATTCGCCACTTGCATGGCAAAGGCGTGTTACCAGCCACATACGGCCCTCGAAGTAATTTCCAGGCATTTGTATAACACTAAGATTGTTTCTAGCCAATAAACTGCGACAAGCATCCCAAACAGACTCAAGATCGGCATAGCGAGATTTGAAAAACGGATTTGCAGAATCTTTTTTAGCATGAGTTAGTTCCCCTTGAACAATTGATAAAGATTTAGCTAAGTTGGCGATTGATTCAGATTGAGGCATTTCGTGCCTCCATCATGGCATCGGCCATTTCATAAGCTGTTTCAGCAATAAGATTCATGTTTTGATACAACCCATCTCTATTTTCTTCTCCATTAAACCCAAATTCATAGTAATCACGAATCCAAAATTCATAAGTTAATTTCATAGCTTTAGCCGCAAAATAATCACGCAACTCCATTCCATTGGAATCTTCATTATTAAATTTAGAGTTTGGAAAAGCTTTCATTTTGCACCCCCAAAGATTGTGCCAAAGTCATTGATAACATCACGCAATACTTGGTTTATTTGACTGTTGCGTGGTTTGCCACAAGCTTGACGAATACAGTCGATTTGTTCTTGGCTAAGTTCACCGCCAAATTCCATGTCATCAAGTGCTGACTCTAAAAATTCTTCATGTTCTAACATCAGTTGGTGTAATTCACCCATTTCGTTCCCCCGAAAATACATAGCGAAATTGCTATAAGATTGATTGTAAGCATAATTACATGACTGTCAACAAGTATTTGCAAATTAGCAACATACAATGTAAGATTATTTACATGAAGCTAAAACTCACAGATTCAGCAATCATTGATTTGCTGGGGGGAACAACAAAAGTGGCTAAATTAGCTGACGTTACCCCAAATGCAGTATCAATGTGGCGAAAAAACAACATTCCAGCAGATAAGTTTTTATTTTTAGCAGCTACGCTAGAGCGTGATTCGCATGGTTTAATTACACGTAAGGATATATTTCCTAACTCTTGGCACATTATTTGGCCTGAGTTAGAAAAAAAGTAGTAAACTCATTTTCCTATTTCGAGGCTCTAACGACATACCAGGGAATAGGATTTAAAGCGCTACTGGGGGTAATGGTTGAAACAGCGCAATATAGGTGGCGAAGATAGTGCCTATACCATGCAAGACTGTCGGGTTATGCGATTCCGTAATGGGTGGCGTATGAAGGCAAATCTAGGTAGGCTAGGTTTGCTCAAACCGATTGGGTAGGGTATATGTTATAACTAAGTTATAACTACAATATTAATTAAATCTAAGGGGGAACTTATGTTTGATGAATTTTGGATGATGTATCCAAGAAAAGTAGCAAAAGCCGCAGCAAAAAAAGCTTGGGCGAAACTTACAGAAGAACAACAACTTCAAGCTGCTAAAGCAATTGACGAACATTGTCAATATTGGAAAGCAAAAGAAACAAGATTAGAATTTATACCTCATGCAGCTACTTGGTTAAATCAAGAACGCTGGGAAGATGAATTGGTCATAGAACCTAAGAAAGAAAAGATTGATAAAAGGTGGATGTTTAGCAATGATGGAATTGTTGCCAAAGCGAGAGAGCTTGGTATTTTGGGTAATGGTTACGACACCTACGAAACTCTTAAAAAGAAATGTATGAGCAAGCTAAACATGAGTGTGGAGTAAGGTATTTGTGTCATCTGCGCCACACCAAAGGATTAAGTTGGTTTAGAAACTACATTAGCGATAAGAATTTTAGTAAAGTGGTATTAGACGATTTTTTTAATCAATGGAAGTTAGGCAATAAGGGGGAATGGGGATGTTGGAAAAATACATTGTCGGGGCAACAGGGATTGGATATTTAATTACCGGAATATTGCAATTTAATAAGGGGGCTACAGCTAATGCAATGATATGGATTGGCTACGCTATTGGTCAAACAGGATTGTGGCTAAATCTTAAATGAGAGTTTTAGTTGCTTGTGAATACTCTGGTCGAGTTAGAGATGCGTTCATTAGGGGGGGGCATGATGCTATGAGTTGTGATTTAGTTCCTACAGATGTTCCTGGGCCACATTATGAAGGTGATGTTATGGACATCATCACAGAAAATTGGGATTTACTTATTGCATTTCCTCCTTGCACATATTTAACTCTTACCGGCAATAAATGGTTTAAGCCTGAATTTGCAGATCGTTTTCCTGAAAGACATCAACAAAGAAAAGACGCAATAGATTTTTTTATAACTATAGCTAACTTGCCAATACCAAAAATAGCAATAGAAAATCCTATTGGAATTATGAGTAGCCATTATCGAAAGCCTGATCAAATTATTCAACCTTGGCAGTTTGGATTTCCTACCACTAAAGCCACTTGTTTATGGTTAAAAGGTTTGCCTTTGTTAAAGCCTACAAACATAGTTGAAAAAGGCGAAGTAGTGATTTCTAAAAGTGGAAATAGAATGTCAAAATGGTATTACGAAACTTCAAAGTTGCCATTAAAAAATGGTGCAAGAGCTAAAGCTAGAAGTGTAACTTTTCAAGGTGTTGCCGATGCAATGGCAGATCAATGGGGAACAGAAAAAATGAATAAAAATGTGCAAATGGAATTAATATGAAAGAATATAATCCAAATGATGCGATTGAATTTATCTATCAAAAAGCTCCTGAGTATGCGAAAGCCAAGGGTCAATTGGCGGAACTCGAAGCCTTTAAGCATTCTTTGCGCTCAATCAAGATGGCGCAAGCGGATGGAGCATCCATTGCAGCAAAAGAAATGGAAGCATATCGTAGCCCTGAATACCAAGAGTTATGTAAGGCTATAGGCACAGCTACAGAACAAGCAGAGAAGTTAAAATGGCAACTTGAAGCCGCAAAAATGCGCTTTGAAGCCTGGCGTACAGAACAAGCAAATAACAGACAATTAGATAGGATTACTCAATGAACGATTACGCAGATCACATACTTAAACTTAATAGACTTACTAAATCGTTCTTACACTCTATTCTTAAAAATCGCAAAACTGAAGCTTATTTGATTGCTTGTGAAATAACAGAAACAGCGCAAGAGTTAGAAGATTGGGCCAGTAAAAATAGTGTCCATTAATTTAAAAGTATTGCCCATCAAATCAGAAGAAGCTATACCTTGGATTCTTAAAAAGCATTATGCTAAAAGAGTTCCAAGCATTAGCTATGCTTTTGGTTTATATGATGACAATATTTTGATTGGCGTTGTGACTTATGGTATTCCAGCTTCTAATAGCCTTTGTGAAGGTATTTGTGGAAAAGAATATAAAGAATTTGTAATTGAATTAAACAGACTTTGTTTGCTTGAAAATGCTAAAAATCAATCTAGTTTTTTGGTTGCTAATTCTATAAAAATGCTACCAAAGCCTAAAATTATTGTTTCCTATGCAGATACAGCACAAGGTCATGTAGGATATGTATATCAAGCTACAAACTTTTTATTTACAGGAACAACTAAGGAAAGAACTGATATGAGCGCAGGGGATGGAAAACATAGCAGACACGCTACAGATCCATCTGTTAGACAGTTTAGAAGCGCAAAACATAGATATATTTATTTTCATGGAACAAAAACTGAAAAAAAACTTTTACTACGTAAATTAAATTATGAAATATCAAGTTATCCAAAAGGCCAAACAAAACAATATGATTCTGGTGGTACTGTTCAAACACAACCACTTTTGTTTGTATGACAAAAAATGAAAAGAACTATATGGCAAGAGTTGCCAGACTCGGTTGTATATTGTGCAGTTCCGTGCTTGGGTGGGAAGACAGTCCTGCCGTCATTCACCACATTAGACGAGCTGGTAAGCGTTCTACAAGCCCCATTATCCCCCTCTGTGTTAGACATCACACAGGAGAAGATGGAATTCATTTCTTGGGTAGACGCCATTTTGAAAGAAAATTCGGCACATCGGAGGAGGCGTTATTACAGGAAGTACAAAAAAGATTGGAGTGCTAAAATAGTCGAGAGGGAAAGTGTTTTTTTTAATCAGATGCTTCACATTCATCGAACATGAGTACCTCGCCTACAACTCTAGCGGATCAAAGCCCAATTCAGACGAAATTCGGTGCGCTCTACTACGAAATTCCTTATCGTGGTGAGTCCACTTGTTTGTCTTGTGGCGTGACATATGGATACATTCATGGCACAAAACACGAATTACTGTGTCCAAATGCCCACAACGAGCAGCCGAAATAGTAATCGTATGCTCATAATCTTCACCAGTATCATATAAGTAAGTACCCATTACTTGTGGATCTTTATCTACAATAAATTGTATTTCTTCCGGCAAAGGCATATCCCAGCGATCAAACGGCTTCATGCAATAGATTGCACTATACAAATTACGAACGATAGCTGGTGTTAGTTTCATGCTTTATAAGCTCTGTATCTTGCCTCTGAACTCTATTTCATCTTCACCAAACACTCTAAATGTTTCTGGCTGCAATAATTTAGATCGTTCAAAAGTCAACATTACAAAGCCACTATTCCAATCTTTAGGCGTATCTTCTGTGTAATTAAACTGTGGGCCATTAGGATCAGCAAGAGTGCCTGTTTGAACGCCATAGCGAGTGCCGTTGTAATCGTTGTAGGGAATGCTAGACAAAACATGAGTATGCCCTGTAACCATGCTTACGCCTGAATTAACGGCATTGTTTCTACCACCTGTCCAGCCACCTTTCCAACGATGCTTAATTGCTACATCTTCATTGATCCATACAGACCAGCAAGGTTGCCAACGTGGAAAATACTCTTTCAACGATGTGCCAGGCACACCCTCAAATGCTGGCAAGAAATTTACTACATTGCTAGTAAAGCGCATATCGTGATTACCCAAAGGCCAAAACATCTTAGCGCCTTTAGCTACATTTTCTATTTCACCTAAATAATGTTGACAGGCTTCAAGTTCTTCTTTGACAGAAGGTAATTTATCGAAGTCCATACGAGGATGGCGGCTAATACCAGCACCATCAAAAGCATCCCCATTACAAATAATAGCAGTCGGCTTATATTCTTTAATGGCTTCCAACAATGCTTTATAAGCAGTAGTGGTAATGTCAGGCCAAAAATGAGCATCACTAAAAACAATAACCCTGCCTTTTTCAAGATCAAACCCCCTCCTTGTATGCCCCTCTGTCTGATTAATCTTTTTAACGACATCAATGCGTTGATCGTTAAATGTAGGAAGCTCTATGCCTAATCTTGTTTCTATTGATCTTCTGCGGTTATAAACTGATCTGACATCATTTTTATGAATTTCAGCGAACTTTTGAGGGCTACCTATTTTCTTCCATTCGGCAACCCATTCTTCATCTGATAAGTGATAACCAGCCATGTAAGCCTCTTTTATTGTAAAGTAAGCATATCTTAACTATTTATTATAAATAATCAATGACTTATGCGAAAAAGGTCGATGCCAATCACTCCATTATTGTTAAAACGCTTAGAGAGCTTGGATGTTCTGTGTTTGATACTAGCTCTGTTGGTCGTGGCTTTCCCGATCTTGTTGTAAGTAAAGGTGCTACGGCATTAGTTGAAGTCAAAAGAGATGCCAAAGCTCCTTACACAAAATCGCAGCTTGAATTTTTAAAGAATTGGCAAGGAACAGTTTGTCGAATACACGATGTTGAAGGCGCAATTAATCTCGCAAAAACTCTTGAAAAAGCGTAAAATAGTATTATTATTCGTAGTGTATTAACCCCATCTTAAAGGAAAAAATCATGGGAATTATGGATTCAATGAAGGGTACTAAAGGCGCAACTGGTGAGAAGTTGCCAAAAGGTGCTACTTCTTCTGATATGTCTGGCGAGCGCAAGCAAAAGCTAGTTGGTGGCGTTGCTATGGGCAAAATGGATTCTATGGGTTCACGCCCTTTGAGTCACGCTGGCAACTTTGAAGGCAAGCTTGGCGAATTAAATGATGGCAATATGGGTGAGCGTGAGTGCTATTCCCACAAGCGTCATCCACACGCACAAGACAAATAAAACTACAGCCCATAGTCCTCGGTAAAGGGCTACAGGCTGTATAACCACAACAATAGGGTAATATTGAGATGGCTGATGAAATTGTAACTTTTAAACCTCTGGGGGACAAGATAATAGTCCGCCCAGATGTTCGTGTTTTAAGCACTACTTTGATTATTGAAAACAGAGAAGCTGAAAACATGGGAACTGTTGTTGCTGTAGGGCCTGGCAAGAAATTGTCATCCGAAAGACGAGAAGCAATGCCAATAGAAGTTGGCGCAAGAATTCGTTTTGGCACTATGAGCAAAGATCCCAAAGAAGAATATTTGAAGTTCACACCTATTAACCATAATGGTGAAAAGTGCCTTTTAATGAGCTGGCAAGACGTTTGCTGGGTAGATGGGGAATAATATGTTTGATAAATTCAGACGAAAATTAGCTAAAGCTATTGCCCCAAAGCCCAAAAAACGGGCAAAAAAACAAAAATACATATACGATGCTAAATATGTAGGTTTGCCCAATAAAGATTCTGTTGCTTTTGTTAAGGAATTAATGAACGATAGCAAACATCATCAATATAGATTAAGAAAACAAGCAACTGTCGTAACAATAGGGGAATAATATGATCAAATGGATTAAACGCTTATTTGTAAAAGAACCGCCAAAAGCAAAATTGCCTTGGCCTTTTCCTGTTGAAATTTTTGTAAAAAAACCACAACTCAAGAAAGCAACTACAAGAAAGAAGAAAGAAATGGCTACTAAACCCGGACTCTATGCCAATATCCATAAAAAGCAAGCTAGGATCGAAAAAGAAAAGGCAGAAGGCAAACCTGTAGAGAAAATGCGTAAGCCTGGCACTAAAGGTGCTCCTACTGCTAAAGCATTTAAAGAATCAGCTAAGACTGCGAAAAAATAATGGCTACAAAGCACGATAAACCTATCGCCCATAAGACTACAGGTAAAGGCAAGACCTATAACCCTACAGAAAAGGGCGCAGGAATGACTGCTAAAGGTCGTGCTGAATACAATGCCAAGAATGGCAGCAACTTAAAAGCCCCTGCCCCAAATCCTAAGACAGAGAAAGATAAAGGTCGTAAAGCATCTTTTTGTGCAAGGATGGAAGGCGTTGTTAAAAAAGCCAAAGGCCCAGCAGAACGAGCCAAGGCATCACTTAAAAATTGGAATTGCTAAATGTTAAAAAAAAGCACAAGCGCCAAAGCGTTTAAAGAAAACATCAAAACCGAGGTTAAAGCAGGAAAGCCTGTTAAACAAGCTGTGGCTATCGCCTATGCAGAAAAGCGTGAAGCAGCTAAGAAAGGTAAGAAAAAATGATCCAATTTACTGTGCAACAAGTTAATGAACTGCTACAAGCATTAGGTAATATTCCTTATGTATATGCAAAGCCATTAATTGATGGTATTCAAACTATTGCTCAATCCCAAGCTGTTGTAGAAAAACAACAAACTGAGATTAAAGAGCCTGATATTTCATTATCATAAGTGTTGTAAAAAAACAACAAAATCAAGAACATGACAACTGAGTTAGCAAAAAACGAAAAGATTGCTGAAAGCATGAAGGGAAACCAAAATGCTGCCAAAGGCAAACTGTTTTATGGTCAGTTGCGTAAGGCTCTTGTGCAAGACGATGCGTTAAAGCTTAGGGCTATTGCTGAGAAGCTTGTAGAAGCAGCTATTGAGGGTGAGCCTTGGGCTGTTAAAGAAGTTATGGACAGAGTTGATGGCAAAGCAGTTCAAGCCAATACTTTTGAAGATGCAGAAGGCAATAACGTTATTACTTCATTAGAAGTTAGGTTTATAAAGCCAAGTGAGTGAAATCACACCGGAAATTAGGGATGCTGTTAGTGCAGTTGATTTTCCAATCAAGCTACAGCTTTTGTTTGATCCCTGCAGATATAAGGTTCTTTATGGTGGTCGTGGTGGCGCTAAATCTTGGGGCGTTGCTCGTGCATTGCTTGTTATAGGCGTAAAGAAGCCTACCAGGGTGCTATGTGCTCGTGAGTTTCAAAACTCCATAGGCCAATCAGTTCACAAACTGCTATCAGATCAAATCATTGCATTAAAACTAGAGTCATTTTATGAGATTACGCAAAACTCCATTCGAGGGAAGAACGGCACAGAATTTGCGTTCGTTGGGCTTAAAAACAATGTGGCGAACATTAAGTCCTATGAGGGTGTGGATATATGTTGGGTTGAGGAGGCACAGAGCGTATCTAAAACATCATGGAATGTTCTTATACCTACGATCCGAAAAGAAGAATCTGAGATTTGGGTCACGTTTAACCCAGAGCTTGAAAGTGACGAAACCTACCAAAGATTTGTCCTCAATCCCCCTGAAAACTGTAAAGTTGCAAAGATTAATTGGTCAGACAATCCCTGGTTTCCTGATACGCTAAGACTTGAAAAAGATGCGTTATTTAGTAGGGATAGAGAAGCCTACAACACAGTTTGGGAAGGATTGTGCCGCCAGACTGTAGATGGAGCTATCTTTGCTAAAGAAATGACGATGGCAGAACTAGAAGGAAGAATTACTAATGTACCCTACGAGCCAATTAAGCCTGTTCACGCTGTATTTGACTTGGGCTGGGCAGATGCTACTGCTATTTGGTTTGTTCAGTTTATTGGCATGGAAACAAGGCTAATACGCTATTACGAGAACACTCAACAGACAATAGCCCACTATCTTGCTAAAATACAAGAATATGGATACGTTATCGACACTCTTTGGCTGCCTCATGATGCAGGGAATAAAACACTATCTTCTAATGGCAGAAGCATCGAGGAAATTGTTAGAGCTTCGGGATATAACACTAGAGTCATTGAACGTACACCAATAGTAGATTCAATCAACGCTGCCAGAATGATCTTTAACAAATGCTGGTTTGATAAGAATAATACCCACGATGGATTGCAATGCTTACGGCATTATCGCTATGACGTTGATCCCGATACTAAGCAATTCAGTCAAAAGCCATTGCACGACAATTACAGCCACGGAGCAGATGCGTTTAGGTACATAGGTTTGATGGTTAACGAGCCTAGAAAAGCACCAAAACAAAAGGCAACTTATCAACTACCTAGCTCATGGATGGGATAAAATGTGTAGTAAAAACACAACATATGTCTTAAAATCGGGCAAAGATTAAGGAATCCTATGGCATACGATAGAGTCGCAGACGAACAATCAGATGGAAGAATTGAAGAAGCAAAGCAATTTTTAAGGCTTTGTAACGATTCAGACAGCAATAATCGTGCTGAAGCTCTTGATGATGTGCGATTCGCAGCAGGCGATCAATGGCCTGTAGATGTCCAAAACAGTCGTGTTCTTGAAGCTCGCCCTTGTCTGACAATCAATAAGTTAGATTCTTATATTCGTCAAATCTGCAATCAGCAACGCCAGCAACGCCCACGCATCAAAGTGCATGGCATGAACAATGAATCAGACGCTAAAGTAGCTGAGATCATTACCGGCATTACTCGCCACATTGAAAATCAATCTGATGCTGACCAGGCTTATGACCACGCTTTTGAATACTGCGTGAAGATGGGCTGGGGCTATTGGCGTGTAACTACAGACTATGTAAGGGATGATAGTTTTGATCAAGAAATATACATTAAACGCATTGAAAATCCTTTTACTGTCTATTTTGATCCTAATAGCGTTCAGCCTGATGGCTCAGATGCTGAGAAATGTCTTGTTACAACAGTTGTCAGTAAAGCTGTGTTCAAGAAAATGTATCCTGATGCAGAGGACACTCAAGGATTTTCCAGTAGAGGAACAGGCGATACGGAAAGCGAATGGGTCACAAAGGAAGATATACGTATAGCTGAATATTTCTACACAGAGCGTGAGAAAGCAATGATTATTCAGCTTTCTGATGGCACAACAGGCTATAGCGATGAACTTCCCCCTAAAGAAGTATTGGATGCTGCTGGCATTACTGTGATTGACAAGCGCACAACATATCGTAAAAAGATCAAATGGTGCAAGTTAACTGCTATGCAGATCCTTGAAGAAGGTGAATGGGCAGGCAAATACATTCCAATCGTTCCTGTGTATGGGCAAGAAGTCAGAGTTGATGACAAGCATAAGAAATTCGGACTTGTACGCATGGCTAAAGATCCACAGCGTATGTACAACTACTGGTCAACAGCATTAACCGAGTCAGTAGCTCTTGCTCCTAAAGCTAAATGGCTATTGGCAGAAGGCCAAGATGAAGGTCATGAGAACGAATGGGCAATGGCTAACATTAAAGCTATGCCTGTATTGCGTTACAAGCAAACTGACATTGAGGGCAGACCAGCTCCACAGCCTACACGTTTGCAACCAGAGCCACCTCCTGCTGGTATCGTTACTGCATTACAGGGATTAAACGGAGATTTACAAGCAGTTGTAGGTATTTTTGATCCTAGCCAGCTTCCGCAAGGCAATATGTCAGGCAAAGCATTGCAAGGTCAGCAAATGCAAGTGGATATGACTAATTTCCACTATTACGACAACTTAACTCGTTCTATTCGTCACACAGGGCGCATCATCCTTGATCTGATCCCTAAGATTTATGACAGAGAACGTGTAATGCGTATCATTGGCGATGATGGCAAGCCTGAAATGGTTACTATTAATCAGCAAGGTCAAGACGAACAAGGCGTAGCTAAAGTTTTAAATGATGTAACTGTAGGCGAATATGACGTAGTGATGGAAACAGGCCCTGGTTACAACTCTAAGCGTCAAGAAGCCGTGGATTCAATGATGAGCTTATTAGGCGCTGATCCTAGCTTAATGCAACAAGCTGGCGATTTGATCTTCCGTAACATGGACTTCCCAGGCGCTGAGATCATTGCAGATCGGCTTGCTGCTGTTAATCCAATGGCGCAGATTGATGATAAGTCACCAATCCCACCACAAGTTCAAATGCAACTTGCTAACGCACAACAGACAATTCAGAAGCTTCAGCAACAAATCCAAGCTGAAGAAATGGACAAGAAATATCGTGCTACTGTTCAGCAACAAGTGCAAGAAGCTGAAACTGAGCGTGAAAAGATGCGTTTGCAAGTTAAGCGTGAAGATACTCTTTCTCGCACAGATACACAGGCTCACGACACAGTTATCAAGACTCAGACTCAGCTTGAAATTGAGCAGATGAAAGCACAATTAGCTTTAGTTCTTGCTCACATAAATAAAACAGAAATGAAATTATCCAACGAAGAAGCCGTAGAAAGGGCAATCTAATGTCAAGAAGCATTGTTACCAGCGAAAATAAAGCTGAATTTGATGAATCTAAATTAAACCCATCTATAAAAAGAGCTTATGCTCAAGATGCAAAAATGGCAGAAGAAGCATCCGAAAAAGCCAATGACCATAAGACCCATTCATATGCTTCATGGGCGCACAGACATGCATCTATATATGCTCATCCACCTGAAAATGTAGAAAAACATTTAACCAAAGCAAAAACACATGCTGCTGAAGCACGCAAACTAAAACGCATTGCAGAAGAAAATTATTTGAAAGAACGAGCAGAAAACGAAAGAAAGTCAAACATTAAATTTAATAAACAAAAAGGTATTACTGCAAGCACAGATCAAGAAAAAAGAACTGGCAAGTTTAATACTTATTAAATGTATTTGACCTAAAAAATTTTGAATTGCACAAATATTAATGTTGTAAAAAAGCAACATTAGTGATATAAACGAATTTGTATTGCCTACCTGTGGGTTCACAGGGTTAATTCTTGGAGTATTCCATGTCAGAAGCAGAAGTAGTAAGAACAGCATCAAGCGTAGTAACAAGCGATAATTTAGCTGATTTTCATGCTGAAAAATTAGGTTTAGCTAGCGAAGAAGCTCCTGTTGCGGCTGAAACAGTTGAGGAAACTCCTGATTCAGAGCCAGCAGTCGAAGCCCAAGCTGAGAGTGAACCAACGGCAGAAGAAGAAGCGGAAGTAACAGACAAGCCTAAACAAAATCCCAAACTTGAAAAACGATTTTCTGAGCTTACAAAACGAGCCAAACAAGCTGAGGCAGAAAAGCAAGCATTAGAAGCACGTTTACAAGAACTTGAGAGCAAAGTAGCGCCACAACCCATTCAAGAGCCTGACATTTTGGGCGAAAAACCCCAAGCAAGTCAGTTCCAAGATGCTTTTGAATATGCAGAAGCATTGGCAGAATGGAGTGCGGAAAAAGCATTAGTAGAACGTGATAAGCAAGAACAGCAACGCCAAATTGAAGCCCAGCGCAACGAAGTTATTAAATCGTGGTCGCAAAAGCTAGAGAAAGCTAAAGTTGAATTACCTGATTTTGATGATATGGTGGCTTCTAGCCAAGTTCAAGTACGAGATGAAGTACGAGATGCCATATTAGAGTCTGATGTAGGCCCACAAATCCTATATCACCTTGCTTCAGATGATGATCTTGCTCAACGCATTTCTACAATGCCAGTTAACAAAGCACTTAAGGAATTAGGGAAATTGGAAGTTCAGTTTGAGCGTAAAGAAGCTCCGGCTGAGAAAAGCGAACCTGTTGCTCGTAGTAAAGCACCAGCACCGATTAAGCCTCTTACAGCAGGAAAAGGAACGTCTGACGTTCTCATTGATGGCAATGGCGCATTTCATGGCACATACGCTCAATGGAAAGCCGCAAGACAAGCTAAACGGATACGCTGATATACCCAATTTAAATTAAAGGAAATAAATCATGGCAAATAATTTGCTAACTATTTCTAAGATCACCAACGAAGCCTTGATGGTCTTAGAAAACGAATTAACATTTACAAGTGAAGTTGATAGAAATTACGATGACCAATTTGCCGTTAAAGTAACAGCGGCTATTTACCACTAAGTGTAAATAGAAAATTCTCTCTGATTGACTTGGAAGCCCAGAAGTGGGCGACAGGGCGCAAGCGAAAGCAGCGTGAACGACTAAGTGAGAGAACCCGAGAGGGATGCGATAGTCTGAACAGAGCCATAACCAAAAGAAAGCTCTGAGGGTAAGTCGAAGAACATACCCCGCCCGAAAGGGTCAGTAAGCGAAAGCCGAAAGTAACAGAATGTGTTGGTGGTAAGATCGGAAATACTGTTAACGTACGTAAACCAGGTCGTTTCATTGGTACAACTGGCCCAGCTCTGAACGTAGAAGATTTCAATGAAACTTCTGTGCCTGTAACTTTGTCAACACAGTTCCACGTTGACACACAGTTCACAACACAAGATTTGGCATTGTCTTTAGATATGTTCTCTGATCGTGTATTGAAGCCTGCTGTAGCTGCTATCGCCAACAAGATTGATCGTGATGGTACTTTGCAAGCTGCTAACAACACAGCTAACATTGTTGGTACTGCTGGTACACCTCCAACAGGTTTGATCACTTACCTGACTGCTGCTGCTTACCTTGATTCTGAAGGCGCACCACGTGATGGTCGTAGAAGCTGTATCGTTGAGCCATTCACATCTGCAACTATCGTTGACAGCTTGAAAGGTTTGTTTGTTCCACAAGAAGCAATTGGCGAACAGTATCGTAAAGGCTTGATGGGTCGTGACTCTGCTGGTATGAACTGGAAGATGGATCAGAACGTGGTAGCACACACATTCGGTTCTTTTGCTGGTACTGCTACTGTTGCTACTACAACTGCAACTGGTTTCTTGACAAGCGGTTGGGCTTCTTCAAGCACAATTACTTTGACATTGACCAATGGCGTTTCATTGAACCAAGGCGATACATTTACAATCGCTGGCGTTTATGCAGTTAACCCACAAAACCGCCAAGCTTATGGTTCAAACAAGCTGCGTAACTTTGTTGTTAACCAAGCTGTTTCAGGTTCAGGTGGTACTATTTCTGTAAACGTAAGCCCTGCAGTTATTACTGCTGGTCAGTTCCAGAACGTATCTATCCCTACAACCAATGCAACTGCTGCTGTTACATTCTTTAACAGCTCAGGTACTGTTTCCCCACAAAACATTATTATGCACAGGAATGCGTTTACTCTCGCAGTAGCCGACCTTGAGTTGCCAGAGGGTGTTCACTTTGCTGGTCGTGCAAGCGACAAGGAAATCGGTCTGTCAATGCGTGTAGTTCGTCAATACACCATTAACAACGACTCTATTCCTACTCGTTTAGACGTTCTGTATGGTTGGGCTAACTTGTATCCTGAA